GGCTGAATATTTATGTGCAATGCTATCTGTTGTGTGCATACACATAAAGTTAGTTTTAGGTTTAAATTTCACACCTGTGTTCTTTCCTTTTGGATTTTCTTTGAAAACACCTGATTCGGTATCAAAATACTTACCCCATATCTCTGCCAACTGGGGAATGTTTCTCAATGGATTTCCCACACCAATGTTAAAACATTGGTTGTAAAGAGTTTTTTCCGTCAAATCCGGTAGGTCAATGTCGTTGTTGAGACAATGGAGAAGCATGCGGTTGAACACAATTGACGCCTTATGTGCCATCTTGGATACGGCAGACACCAAATCCAATATGGACATCAGCATTTTCTCTTTTTCTTCTGGTTTTCCCAACAACCTACCAGAAAGATTACATTTTATTGTTTGTTCCCGTTTTCCATCACGCTTTTCCTTTTTCGCCTTCAAAGTTGCTGTTCTGCCATCTTTCTTAGTTTTATCGGTTTCATTTTCTTTCATTTTAATTACCGACACCAATTCTTTAAACCATATTTACTTTTTAGTTCCGATTGGAACTAAAAAGTGTTTTATACTAATTTCTACATAATTAATGTGAATTTAATTCAGCAGTCAACACACCATTGACAGAAGATAAAACAAGGGCTCACCGGTAGAAAATTTTAACCTAAATCTATTTTATAACCAATTCATTGGTTATAAAATATTCCACTAAATTTTTCCATGCTTTCGTAGTATTATTACGATCAGCACTATCATGGTGGCCAAAAACACCACCATCAATGGACCAATGATGGATTCAACGACATCCCTCACGTCATTCCTGACATTCTCATCAGTTGTGTTAAGTCCCTTGACCACACTCAGAATACTTTTAGGTGAATGTATCTGCCCCTCCACTGTGTCCTTGTCTATTTCGTTTTCTATGAGATTTTGATTACATGACACGACACAATCGAAAATAGGTATAGATTTCTGAGCTAAAAGGTCTTTTGTTTTGTATATCTCAGGTTGTAGGTCGGTCCATGGAACACATTTTTTGTTCAGGCATCGAAAGCGTATTGATGTGTCATAATTTAAGTCTGTTCCCTCGTTTATATGCATTGAGAAAGACGTCATCACAAAAATTGGCGAAAATTTCACATCGGGTAATTCTTTTTCACATGGAGGATCGCGCCCATGTGACGGGAACAGACCATTTTCACCCATGTCATGAAAATACAGGGACGCCGTGTTCAACACAGGTTGTCCATATGTGATAAAATAGGTGCAATTCTGCCTGTTTATGTTAAAAATATCATAATCTTTGTAAAACGCAGAAATCCTCATTGGGGATGAATTTGAATGCTCAACACAATACAAATTCATCCCTGTCGGTATTGGCCTGAACAATGGATTTAGGGCGTAAAATTTTCCCACTGTGCGCCAGCCTGGTAGAAATATGTTTGTGTCAATTTTGTAGTCGTATACTATTTCCCCATTCTCATTCTTTCCAGCGTCAGCCGCGACTATATATCCCCTGTATATTTTCGAGCGCTGGTCCACATACTGCAAAATAAAGTAGGGAATTATGTTTGGCATTGTCATGTCCTCTGTCATCTTTATATAAAACGAGCTTTTCAAAAAAACATCAATTACGCGTAACTTTACACGACTTTTGTAAAAAATTTTCTATTTCTCCTAACGCGACTGTGTATGGGACCTCGATCAGTGTTACACCATTTTCCTCGCACAATTTTCTCTTTAGGACATCTCTGTATCTCTGGTTCAAAAATCTGTCCTTGTTTTTGTGAAAATAAGGAATGAACCGGTAATGTTGTTGTCCGTTATACTCAACGGCGATTTTTAGGTCTGGGTTATAACAATCCAATTCCATGTTGTAAACACCCCCAGTGACTTCGTTCCTGAGAAAATCAGGACGTGCCTTTGAGAAGGGTTTTCCATATATTTTCTCAATGGCCCTTCTACACTCTGTCTCTCCCTTGCTTTCTTTTATGAAAGGGAATGAAGACTCATGTTGTCCGTAACCATCACCACTTCCTCTTGTGCGCTCCTGTGTTGTTGGCATATCCATTCTCATTATGGCATCTGTCCTCAGTATATTTTTTGCCGCGTCAATGTAACGACCATTTCCCACTGATGTCCATGATCCTTTTTTCCCTGTTATTTTTCTGTATAACGCATATGTGAAAATAAATAATAGGCAAACACCAATTATTATTTCAAATTTGTGTCTGTCAAAATTTCTCACAGTGTCAAATAGCATACCAATAACCATTTCTTTATCAGAGGTTGATAAATTTGTGTTTCATTTTTTGTGAAACACAACAGCAAAACACACAAATGTTGTCATCAAACGGCTGAACACAGTGGTATTCTGACACGACAGAGTGCACATTCAGGTTTGTACTTTCCCCACTGTTTTATGCACTCCTCGTGAAAAATATGTTTACAGGTTAATTCACACACCCTGTCGTCACTCGTAAATTCTGTGATACATATGGGACACTGTGTGTGTTCAAAACGAACCGGATCATATTGATCAGAAATCACGTCAATTTTTCTGTCATCATTTCTTGTGAGTGCGTCGTCCTGTTGCATACTTCGCGTCTGTAGTTCGGCAAATGATGCTATGTTAAAACCAAAGAGAAGGCTAAAAACGTCTGTGTCCACATCCATCTCAGTGTCTGTGTCATCTCCTTCGTCGGGATTCTCATTGTTGTCCAAATTACTGACCTCACCGTTGTGTGTGTAGGTTACAGGTTCATCACCATCCTCAGAATCGGTATCGTCCTCTGTGGTCACAACTTGACCGTAATAATATATCCCACCAGAAAAATAATCAGACGGTTCGTAAAAGAAACTGGGCTGGTCGTATTCTAACATGTGAGAAGGTATGCCAGAATCCACATGCTGTGCATTTGCCTCCCTTAAAAAATTCACAGTGTTGATAAAATTGTAACAATTCAGAATGTCGAGTTCCATTTTACTTTCAATAAAAAGTAATAAAATATTTCATTTTTAGACGTCATTTCTATAGACTGATCAAACATAAACATCGTCTGATGCAAGAGAAAGTGGGCCAAGTTTTTTGGCATCGCAATTGCTGAAATTTATTCCATTTTCCGGTATGTAGTTGTACACGCACAAATTCGACACCACCTGAGGCGCCAATCCTTGCAATATCCTGTCGTCTGTGCTCTTGTCAGACAAAAATCCCAACTTAAACAATCGCGGGGGATTGATAGCGTTCCGTTTGTTATCCATGTAGTTTATTTAAAGGGAAAATAAAACATTAACAAATGACTGAACACGGAGAGTTGTTGAATAAAACAGGTGAGGCGGACGAAATGCGAGAGGCATTTGTTGTCTATTTTAACGACCCCATAATGACGAGAACAAATGTGGTGAATGATTGTGGTATTTATATGTCCAAAAATTACTGTCTGTTGTCGAGATTGTGTCGATATTTGGTGGCCATCGTGGCAAATGACGACAAAACATCTGACGCAAAAAAACCACTCAGTTCCCTTGAATGGGTGTCATTTCAGACGCGAACACTATCTGAAAATTATGACCTGCCATCACACAGTTATATCGCAAAACGTGGGGGGCCCCTTGACGTAAAAATTAACAGGGTCAGTGTGACAGAGCGTGGGAGTATGTATAATTGCGAAAAATATGACATAACGGTGACACTACTTCACGCGAACAACAAGGGGGCGACAGACTACCAACAAAATGGTAGTCTAATATCCGCTCTGGAAACTTTTAATACCGTCATTAGTTTCGGCAAACAAGATGTTTAAAAAATTTCACCATAATATAAATGCAAAATTGTGAGGAAATACTTACACAAAAATTCGTGTCAAATTTGGATCCAAGTGAACACCAATTTTTGAGGGACGCCATACTGAAATCGCTCAAAAAATATAGGGAACCAAACAATATCCATCACAAAAGGTCCCTGAAAATGTATGAATTTCTGAAAAACACAATCGTGACAGAAGAGCCGTGTGTTTTTCATGGGTTAAAATGGATCGATGACAGTTGCTATGTGGACAGTGTTTTGATGTGTCTGTTTGCTGTCCCAAACACGCTGTTTGACAAACTTTTATCATCGTATGTAGGTCTGAGACGAGACAAGGTGTGCAGTGTGTCTGACCAAGAAAACACAATTGTAACAAACCGGCTCATCGATGAGCTAAAAAAAGTGCAAATTTTTATAAGGGAGGGACATGGTAGTGACAATTGCACAAATTTGAGGAAAATTTTCAGTAAATGCGACACACTGAAAAGATTTGTCAAAACATACAACGACGCAGGAGAATTTTTGACAGCACTATTTAGTACTTTTTCTGACCTAAATGTGTGTCTGAAAAAATTAGAGAGAATTCGAACGACCAATTTGGTTACACCGGCTGAGAAATTTTACACCGACGACATTCCAAACATCGAGACAAGTCCAAATCAGTACATCGAAAATTATTACCTCGGATTTGTTGACAAACATTTTTTCGAAATATCAGAATTTTTTGAGAAAATTTCTCAGGAAATTGTCGTTGACAAAGAAAGAAACAGAACCGAAAGGATTATAACGTCAGAGAGGATTATATCGACACCATATGTCGTCTTTAACATACAGAGACTTGGAAGGGGTGAAGAATTTAACACAAAAATCATAATTCCTTCGGAGGTCATATGTGCCCCTGACGATTCCATGCTTGAATTTACCGGTGTGGTCGTATATCGCCCATCACATTATGTCTGTTTTTTCAGCTGTAGGAAAATTTGGTATTATTATGACGACACTCAAGTTGAAAATCAAAGAATACGCAAAGTCGGCTCATATCACGACCTTTTCAAAAACCATGGCGAAACAATAACGCAATTTGGAACATTGTATTTTTACGCAAAAATGTTCACCAACATGGCTTAAATTTTAAAGCTGTTCAGCTTTAAAATGTTCAATCAATGTGCCCTGTTTCATACGACATTATTGCTGCCCGAAACCACAGGTCAAAATCCACGTCTGTCATGTGTTCTCTAAATTCCATATACATTTCCTCGCGAATTTTGAGCATATTGTCTCTAAAAAATTTCAAAAAATTCGCGCGAGATGATGTGTTTTCTGTGTTAATAGCCATTTCCACCAACACATTTGCCTTAAATTCTTCGACAATGAGGTTAATTTTTTTCTTTCTGTTAGTTTTGAGGTATTTTTTAACGACATCTTCTTTTGTCTCATCTTTTAATATTTTTTGCACATCAGGATTTGCACTCAGATAGAGCATCACAAGATCACTGTGATGAGATTTGTCTGTCAGATATACACTGTCACTGTGATCGATTTTTCTCGCAAGAGCATTTAACCTACCAGTAAAATTCGCGATTATTTGATCACACCAACTGATCCGTATGCTGAAATCACCAAAACCAGAGAGCACATTTATTAACCGAGAGGCAAAACCAGAGGAACAAGTCCCAGACATGTCATACAATTCTTCCAACAATCTTTTTCTCATCTCATCACACGATTTGTGCTTACAAATGTATGACCAGACACGCAACAAGATTCCCGACAATGTCACACTGTATTTGGAATATAAAATTCTGTCCATGGCGATTCTGTTCAGGGAAACGATAATTTTTGTTTTTCTACTCAGGTTTTTATCGCAATCATCATCGCAACACACAGAATTCTCACGAATGACGCAATTGTCACACATTTCACACTTTGTGTGTTTGCATGGACTTATGCATTTTTTCCCTTTAGTTATGACGAGCATTTCTTCTATTTTATTTCTCACAAATTCAAACGTAACATTTTCCCCTGATTCCATTTTTAGCATGTGTGTGTTCACCATTATTGAGGAAAGAATTTCCATAACCGATTCCTCTATTTCAGTGACATGGACATTTTGCGTGTTGTCAAACAATGTCCGTCTTTGTCCCATCGCAAAACTTAGAAGAGTAATAATTTCTCTCGCCCTCGTAACACATTCCTCATCCCCAACATTTAGAAGAGTGTCCGCAGCATCAGCGCGAATATTAAAATCTAACTCGTCATCCTGTGCAACAGAAAGAAGTATGTTCTGTATATCCCTGCGTTCCTCATCGTCAATCATTTTACGCAAATTTTGCAGCATGTATTGTCCTGCAAGTATTTTGTAAGTTGTCATATTTTTCCCATCGTGTATGAAAAAAAATAGTGATTCTCTGAGAAAAAATTCCTGATCAGGAATTTTTCTTTCCCATTCACCACCTTTTCCGTCAAGTTCAAGGACCAAAATTGTCCTGTATCTATAATCACAAGGTACAGCGTGGTTACCGAGAAATGTCCGAAATCTTTCAAGGCTCTCATTCTTGTATTCTGGAGCCTCCATCAGTGTAAAAATTGCGTCAAGTTGTTGAGGAGTTGATATGCCGTCCATTTTCATCGTTATGTCATTGAGAACTCTGAAACCGTTTAACCTTCTCCTTTCATTCCCAGCATCAATGTGTGTCGTTTTTTCACTTTGATCCTCATCGTCACTCGTCTCTGAATGTTTTTGTTTAAATGATATGAGACTTTTTGCTGTGATTAATTTTAGCAAAACAGACACCCTTGAGGTATCGCAAATCGTCTGTAAAAAATTCTCCAGCAATCTTGTGCCACTTAGGTTATACATGATACATAATTTATTTATGATTTCTATTGTGTTTTCACCGTTTTCTGTGTAATGAGCGTCAAGCGCACTTATGCGCTTGTCAATATTTTCGTCCATATCAAAAATTATCCCGACAAAATCATTACTTTCTCTTTCAATGATTTTCTCTTTTTTATTTTTTGATAATTTTTCTATTGGAGTGGTGTTAAGAGACATTTAGTCATAAATTACGTCAACTTTTAGACTGTGTTAATTTTTTCCACTCAGAGGCGATCATCACCATTCTACTTTTTGGGCTGCGGTCTCTGTATTTTTCACTTCTGTCCCTGATAAATCGCTGATAATCGTTGAGTGGACGTTTTGTTGTGTCCTTTGTCTCTGATTTTTTTCTCACAAGAGGAGATTTTTCTGTTATTTGTATGTCTTTTCTATCGGAGCGTTTGCTGTATCTTTCAATGACCTTCTCGTCGCTTCCTGTATTTATTTTACGTAAATACATCCGATAGGCCAAATCACACCGTCTAAAATAATCTAGGTCTTGTTTAGCCCAATTTTTGTTCATTTATTGTTAGGCAACAGCTATAAGACGATTTAGTATCGAAAATCGATACTAAACAACGCAAAAAATTTACATCCCAATACCTTGAGTGGCTTCAAAAAGTTATGTTTTAGGTATAAAAGTTCTACCTAAAATACAATCAAGACGGAAGAGAATTCTGTAAATTTTGTACATCAATAATGTCAAATGTCTCAATCATCGCGTCAAGATAGGATTTTTCTCTCAATTCCGGTATGTGCACAATATACCCCACATATTTTGTCACATTTGTGGTAAAAATGACACGCGATGACAAATCTATGACAGCATCACGCCCAATGAGGTAAATAATTTTATACTCCTCGAGTGCAAGAAGATATTTGCGATATTGTTCCGAGTTAAAATCCTTGAGGCCTAATTTACACTCGAAAATTGTGTTCAGTGAAATATTGAGAAAATCGAAAAAGCAATTTTTGTACTTATACTGAGAGCACACGTTTTCTCCGTATTTTTCCTTCATCACATCATACCACCAATTTTCTTGATTCTCAGAATTTTGTTTCGCGATGAGAAAAGTTTTCAGACCAAGGTATTCTATTCCTCCCTCTTTTTTTATGTCCTCAATTATGTGGGGAATTGTAGGGAGTTCATACGCCGCGAGAAATTCCTTGTAGTTGTCACGAGGAATACCCACTTTCATCTCAAATTCCTGTAACCATTTTGTTGGTGCCTTTATGTCAAACGGGTTTGCCTTAAATTCTTCTACACGTGTGGCTATTTTGTCGCGAAATTTCGCGATTGAGTCAAGATAATGCGCATAGCATTTTTTCTCCGTGTCGTCAAGTATGTTAAGTTTTTCCACGTTTTCCAGTGTTTTTAGGTTGAAAAATTTATACCTGTCCAGAAAATGTGTGGCATCATCTCTTGGTTTGACGAGAAAATAATTGATCGGCTTGTGGTTAATTACGCGATTGTATAGATATTCATAATTAGTCCGAAACCACTCCTGTTGCAACAGCCATGCACAATATTTTCTATCACGCAAAAGTTGTGACAGTGTTTTGTCCTTGTATTTACCAAATGTTATAGTTTCTGTTGATAATTTTTCTTGTTTCTGTGTGTCCATGATGTTTAATACAAATGAAAAATTTCTTTAACGCGTTAAAGGGATGCCTTCTCATAATAAGTAAAAATGTCCATTGAACTTGTGATCGATCAGCGTGAACATATTTTGAAGGATTATTTTGGTGACAAGGCGACGGTCGAAATGCTCGATATTGGTGACATTCTCTTTCGTAGGGAGAATGAAACTATTCTCGTCATAGAGAGAAAAAGTGTCGATGATTTGAGCGCATCTATATGCGATGGAAGAAGTCGCGAACAACGTGCACGATTACTTGGTTGTGGAATACCCAGAAACCGAGTAATGTATTTAATAGAGGGAAATATATTGAAAAAGACACGTGTCAAGGGAGGTTCTGACACTCTCATGGGAAGCGTGATAAATATGCTTCTCCGTGACGGTATCATGGTGCACAAAACGCACAACATGGAGGAAACAAAATTTTTCATAGAGAAACTGCACACAAAGTTGCAAACAGACGCGGAATCTTTCTGGAATACAGAAAATATGCCAAAAATACAATATGAGGTGACGCTTAAGGCTAAAAAGAAGGACAACATGACGCCTGATCTGTGGTTCCATATGTGCCTGACAAATATACCATCCATGCAGACAAACGCGGTTTGCGCCATTGTGGAAAAATATGGATCAATGCCGTCTCTCCTAAGGGAGTATGAATTGATAGATGAAAACAAAAGGGAAAAATTATTAGTGGGACTGGGTTGCAAAGACGGACGCAAAATCGGCCCGCAAATTTCTAGACGTGTCTATAATTTTTTTTACAACAAAAATTGACAGACATCCATTTTCTGTGCTGACTGTGGAGAAATGGCTGCTGAATTAAATTCACATCAATTATGTAGAAATCAGTGTGAAACACTTTTTAGTTCCAATTGAACTAAAAAGTAAATGTGGTTTAAAGAATTGGTGTTGGTAATTAAAATGAAAGAAAATGAAACCGATAAAACTAAGAAAGATGGCAGAACAGCAACTTTGAAGGCGAAAAAGGAAAAGCGTGATGGAAAACGGGAACAAACAATAAAATGTAATCTTTCTGGTAGGTTGTTGGGAAAACCAGAGGAAAAAGAGAAAATGCTGACATCCATATTGGATTTGGTGTCTTCTGTATCCAAGATGGCACACAAGGCGTCAATTGTGTTCAACCGCATGCTTCTCCACTGTCTTAACAACGACATAGACCTACCGGATTTGACAGACAAAATTCTTTACAACCAATGTTTTAACATCGGTGTGGGAAATCCATTGAGAAACTTTTCACAGCTGGCAGAGACATGGGGTAAGTATTTCGATACCGAATCAGGTGTTTTTAAAGAAAATCCAAAAGGAAAGAATACAGGTATGAAATTTAAACCTAAAACTAACTTTATGTGTATGCATACAACAGATAGTATCGCACATAAATATTCAGCCGTCACATATGCTACTAACTTCAAAAACATGCTCGTTTCTACGTTCAAATCAAGGCAACATGCATACGTTTCACGGTGGTGTAAGAAAAACGACATTGACAGAGAACATTGTCACGCTATTTGTTTTGCTGTTAATGGATGGGAATACAGAACAAAACTACCAAGTGAGGCTGTTTCCTTTGTGAATGAACAGAGGGAAATTCTTGGTGTTAAGGATGAGGAGCCCATCACTCACACATGGATAAAAACAAACATGGAAAATGTGGTGCGATATTTTTACCTCATTCTCAAGGATGCAGAAAAATATGAGGATGCGAAGAAATTTACATTGGCACCAATCTGCAGTATCAAAAGTCATTTTGTGACAATAGACAGTTCTGTGTTGTTCTGTCTGCTTGGTGGTAAAAAGGTGACAGGGTGCGATTCAAAGGAATTTGTAGAAAATGCACACACACATTTTTCCCGTGTGTTTAGAATGGAAAAACGAAGCGACAAGGCGTGTTTTAACAACATGGTGCAGACGGATGGTGTGTCTATATGTTTCCATTATTTGGTTCCAAAATCCACCAAAGAAATTGACACCAAGAAGAAGGAGAACAAAATCAAGGCGAAAACAGTAAAAACCTTCAAAACAGGAACCATAGACAGAAGAAATGACAGAATCGTTGCGGTGGACCCTGGAAGGGTAAATATCGTTTATGCGGTGGAAAAATTACCGAGCGACAACACAATGGCATACAAACTAACACGCGGAGAATATTATACCTCATCCGGTGTGAACAAACTAAACGCAAAAACAAAAGTGTGGAACAGAAAAATCAA